CTGGAAAGCAGAATACAATAGGTGGCTTCCACACATCAGGGTTGCAGTCGTAAAAGACCGTAAAGAGTTTCCTTCTGATTACGATGTAGTTGTTATTGGTTATTCTAACATCAAACATTGGGAAAAGCAACTTCTTGACCATAATTCTTTTGTTTTTGACGAAAGCCATTATTGCAAGTCACCCCAAGCACAGCGAACAAAGAGCGCAGTGAAGATTGCACGTTCGGCCCCGAAATCCGGAATTGTTCTGTGTTTGACGGGAACGCCAGTAACTAACAGACCAGCCGAGTATGCAAGCCAACTAAACATTCTTGGAAAGTTAGATAAGTTTGGGGGAGAGTGGGGCTTCTACCGACGTTACTGCGGGGCCTTCAAAGACAAATGGGGGCAGTGGCATCTTGATGGTCACAGCAATCTTGATGAACTAAATGACTTACTTCGCTCAACTTGTTACATTCGGCGTACAAAAGAGCAAGTTCTGTCCGACCTACCACCTGTTGTCCACGACCCCGTGCTCGTCGACGGGACTGCAGCCGGTATGAAGGAATACAAAAAAGCAGAAACAGACATCGTTGAATACCTAATGCAACGAGCAAAAGAGATAGCACTAGAACTCGGACTAAATCCGAACTCAGCAGCGGTCGTAGCGAAAATCAAAGCAGAGTCAAACCAGCACTTGGTTCGCCTCTCTGTTCTACGCCGTTTGTCAGCAAAAGCAAAAATGCCAGCAATCAAAGAGTGGGTGGAGTCCCGCGTTGCAGAGGGACGCAAAGTCGTAATCGCCGCACACCACAGAGATGTTGTGGATGAACTCGCCCTTGCGTTCGGGAACTTACGCATACAAGGTGGCATGGACATCAACGAGATAGAAGCACAGAAGCACAAGTTTATGACATTGCCATGTGAAGAAGCCCCAGTCATTGTTCTCTCAATCCAAGCGGCGAAAACGGGGCACAACCTTCAGGTCGCACAGGATGTCTTGTTCGTGGAGTTACCTTGGACACCCGCTGATATAGACCAAACTTATTCACGCTGTCATAGGTTGGGGCAGAAATCTTCCGTCACGGCAACTTATTTGTTGTGTGATGGGACGATAGACGAGGACATTTACTCACTCATTGAGCGTAAGAGGAATGTCGTCAATCAGGCTGTTGATGGAAGCCCCGCCGAAGACGCTGAGGGGGCAAGCCAGTTGATACTCCGTCTCCTCGGTGTCGGACAAGACACATCAGAGTGAGGTTGTGGTCTTGACCCTTACACGGCATACTGAAGTATGAACAAGAAGAAGGACATCATCCGCCTAGCACTGAACCAAAAGGGGATAGTGATTACTGACGGAATACCAGAACACATTATTGAACTGCTCCGTTTCAATGGCTACAAAATCAAGGTGCGAAAGAAGGTAAAGAAATGGACGTAAGTATCAACATTGACCCTTGGCTCGTGGTCGTCCTGCTCTCCGCTTTTATCGCATTGCGTGTGTGGCACCCCATCACCGAGTATGCGGGGCGTCGGAAGAAGAAAACTAGACCGTAGTTCAGGCGCTTTCCGCCACCGTACTACTTTCGGGTAACACTTTGGATGGGGCAGTAGCCCCGTCGTTTTTATTATTTGGGTTCTGTGAGTGAACTTTTCTCACTACTTTTCATACTTGTGACTTTGGTCACATAGGTTGTTGTCTAAACTACTACAAGGCATAATGAAGTATGAACATATTCCAAGAAATAGCAATAGCCTCATGGCTCCTAATGAAGATAGCCTTCTTCTCCCTCGCAGTAATCGGCGCAAAGGTCGTATGGGACAAGTACGGACACTACGCCAAGTCTCTCTCCGAACTGTCTGAAAGGCTCCCTAAGGGCGTGCACAAGGGCAACAAGTTGGACGACGACGACTTGGACATCTGGGTCTAGCACACCCCCCCCAACGGGGTTGTGGCCCCGAGATTCAGATGCTACGCTTTCTGTGTAAATCTAATTAGAAAGTTTAGTCGCATGGCACACGCATTAGAAATTGACGCAATGGGCAGAGCACGAATGGCTTACGCTGACAGGGAAGTCCCTTGGCACAGGCTTGGACAGCCAATGGCTGGGCTACAGACCGCAGAAGCGATGCTCGCAGCGGCTCAGGCTGACTTTGATGTGGCTCTCACAAAGGTCATCGCAGTAGACGACAACCTCAACCCCCTCCGAAACCCCGACGGAAGCCCCGTTTTCATCTCCGACAGCCGAGCAACAGTTCGGGTAAATCCAGACGGAACTATTGATGGTTTATCAACTGTTGGAACACGATTTGTTATCCAGCAAAACAAGGACTGCTTGGACAGGGCTTTGGACATTGTCGGGGCCTCCAAGGGCGACGCAATCGTGGATACCTGTGGTGTTCTGAACGAAGGTCGTGAGTTCTTCGCCTGCCTTGACCTCGGACCACTTTTCATTGACCCAACTGGCGTGAACGACAAGATTCAGCGTTACCTGCTTGTTCGCAACGGACATGACGGCAAGACAGCAATCACATACGCAAACACATCAATCCGAGCCGTCTGTAAGAACACGGTGATGGCGGGACTGAAGAGCGCAAACTCTGTGTTCACAGCACGACACACTCGCAATGCAGATAGCGCAATTGAAGACGCAGCGCAAGTTATTGCAATGTCAGGAACTTGGGCTACTAGTTTTCTTTCAATGGCTGAGACAATGCTTCGCATCCCAGTCCCGGCTGGCTCAGTAAAGTTGGACAAAGTCATTACCGAAGTGTTCCCTCATAGAAAAGACGAGACAGAGCGTCAGAAGAAAAATGTTGATGACATCCATTTACTTGTACGAGGACTTTATGTAAACGACAAGAACGCTGGTGGATACGGATTCAACGGCTGGTCTGTTTACAACGCAATCGGTGAGTACCTAGACCATTATCGGGACGCCAAACCAGAAGAGCGAGCAATCGCATCAATGGATTACAACTCGTGGGTAACTCGCAAAAAGGCTGAGACCCAATCACTTGTTCTTTCACTGGCTTGACACACCCTGCTGTCACAATAGTAGAAGTGGTACATTGGGGGTCACAATGGAAGACAACGAAGACCAAGAACCATCTGAGATAATGGCTGAGTTCTTGACTCAGTTCATGGCATCAGGGACGGCTGACATTCTGTATCGCAAGAACTACTGCGACATGGTTACGCAGAAGGTGTACAACGAGTTCGGCTATGACGGAATCGCCGAGTTGATGGTAGCGATGGACAAAAGGGCAGACTGGATTTCAGACATTCTCTTTGAAGCCCCGGACTTGGAGAATGTTGCTTTCAAGGAGTACGGAGTCTTTGATGAAAAAATCGCACAAAAAGCGAGACAAACAGAAGCGTTCAAACAGTTCAACGAGAAGTTGTGGCGTCTACGCAAGAAGTACACAAAAGCAATAGTCGCAGAAATTATTGAGTGGGACGACAACACAGATGACAATACGCCTTCCTAAATACGCCCCTGGCTGGGTTATGCCGTTTGACGGGACTCCAGGAGAACGTGCGACAAACATCTTGAGTCATGCATGGGAACAAGAAAAGAACACGATGGACGAGACGACTTGGCTTGCTGTGTTCAAGACACCACGACCCGAGTTTCTCTCTAGATGCTCTAGATGCAACGCAGTGGGAAATATGACCGAAACTGCTGAATGGCCGTGCGGGGAGCCCCGCCTCGCCGAAACTTACATTTACTAGTAGGTCTTTTGAATTGGCGAACCGTAGCGTTCGTCATGGTTTTTTACAACGATTTTTGTAATCTCCATGCACGAGGGGCAACGAGGTGAGCGACCTTCCATAAAGTGCGAAGGAACTTCACCACAGGAACAGGTGAGATGAATTTCAATCCCGTAGTTATTGATTAGTTCTTTGCGGGGCATTACTTACTACCGCTCGTTGCTTTCCAATGACCAATCCCGCCATTGTCAAAAAGATACTTGGCTACCTTCAGGTTGCACTTTGAATTGAGTAGAACATTGAGATTAGTCCCCCCACACACTTGTCTGGTCACTGTTTTCCATGATGAGTTGATTTGCAGTAACCCGTAATCTCTAGTACCATTAGAGTTCGGCTTAGAAACAATCTTTTCCAAACAGCGACTTTCTCTCCACATGATGTATGAGAACTTCTTTACTGGAACAAGTCCTTGCGCTTTTAGTTTTGCTTCCCACTGAGGGCAACTTTTTACTTGCGTACTGCTAATGCTTTGAGAGGAAACCTTGCCCGAAGTAGCCTTGTATCCTGGTCTGGTTTTCTTCCATTCAGCCATTCCTGCTTCGGTGTATCTATCTCGCAACGGTTTACGTGTTTCCCAATTAACACAGCCCCGGCCCCAGTTCTTCATACTTCTCCAACCAACTGCAGGTCGGAAGAACGGTTTGTTATTTGTTTTGTCGTCAAGATTTCTAAATGTGTTTTTAGTTTGAAAACCAAAGAAGGAAGCACGGTTGGCGATGATTATCTGCTCGTGCTTTGTTGCTTTAGATGGACGAGAAGCGAACTGCCTACCTCCGTAATTAATCCAAACTGATTGCGCCATTCCTAGTCCACCAGAAAAATGACCACCGTCATTCCATTTGTGGTTGGTCTCGCACCAAGAAACTGCTTCCCAAAACCTAATAGAACCAGCCTTTTTTGACTTTAGTTGCGTTACTAACTCTGGGTGCATGCCAGCGTATTTCGACGCTTTTACTTCTGGAGTCGCGGGACTCGTTGGTATTGAAGTAGTCGGAGGGGAATCCGTAGCCTCGGCTTTCGTCGTTAGTCCAATGAAGGACACAATAGATATGGAAATAGCCAAAAGGCGTACGGGGTGTTTCAAGGGTTTCTCCTGTGCTCGGCGGATAGGGCAACAAGCAGATAACAAGCGCTTGCCTATGTCGTCGTCAGTAATAACTGAGTAATACCATTTTACCCTCTAAGGGGCGGGTTGTCTACCTAAAGGAAACCCTTACCCAGCAAGGGTTTTACGAGTTCGCCTTCTGTATCCCTTATGTATCAAGGGTTTGAGGAAGCCTCTTCAGCCAATAATTTTCTGATGTATTTTTCGGGGTCTTGAATGGTGAATTGCGCACTGAAACTGACCCCGTCTTCTGATGGCCCCGGCTCAAAACCCATTGAATCAACGATATGGGTGGCAACATCCTCGTAATCCTCAAGCAATTCAGCCTCCTGTGCTTCTGTGAGCGACCCGAAGTCAATCTGCGCCATCTCTAACAGCATCCGTGCCATGTGTCCAATAGCCATTAGGCGTACTTCAAATTTATCTTGCATGTTTGCATTATGCCATGTAAGCCTGTAGTCTGCAACCTGTCGGATTCAAAAAGAAACACGGAGACATAATCATGGCAATTACGCCGACAACATTAGTAGGGAACCTAACCAGTGACCCTGAATTGAAATTCACAACGGGTGGTAAGGCACAACTTACTTTCTCGGTAGCAGTGAATGACAACTACGTCAATCAAGCAGGCGAGAAGGTCGAAAAGACTGCATACTTCAACATCGTTGCATGGGGTTATGTAGCAGAAAACTCAGCGAATGTCCTTGAAAAGGGCATGGGAGTGATTGTGGTCGGGACTCTTGACCAGCGTTCATGGGAAGACAAAGAGGGTGCAAAGCGCTCAACCGTTGAAGTGAAGGCAATGGACATCGGTATTCGTACTGGTGCTCTTGAATCAGTAGAACGCCGTAAGGCACAGCAAGGTGGAGACTCAGCGAAGTCAGGACCAAAGCGTACGAAAGAAACAGTTCCAGCAGACGAACCGTTTTAGTTAACAAGCACTTGCAAGTGCTAACTAATGAAGCCCCACTTGGATTACCAGGTGGGGTTTTGTTATTGTATGACTTATGACGACAGAACATCGCAAAGCCCCGCGTCGTGACGTACTTGAAATTAGACGCATAGGTAACTGGGGTCATGTCCAATACATGCACATACTTTCTTGTGGTCACATGGAAACACGACCGAGAGCATCTGCCTCACCCAAACTTGCGTGTGTTGCATGTTTGAGAATTGACTCACGTGTTATTGAAATGAAATCAGTCGCATCGCCAGCAAGAATCTCTGATGTAACAGATGATGAAATGGCAACAGCAGAAACAGAAATTTATTTAGCACAAGCAACTATCGCATCAAAATTTGGTGTACCAATTGATTCAGTAGATGTTGTAACTGTCGATGACGGTGGTAATCTTCGTGTGCGATACGCAACTGTATTCCTCACAGAAAAAGATGTGAGAAGAATTGCAAGCAACAAGGAGCGCTAATGGAACAAGGTATTTTTTCGCCAGAGAACGGGGCTTGCAAGGGTGGAGATACCGAATGGTGGTTCCCTCTACAAAAAACTGGTAAACGGGAAGAAGTTGCAGAACTTAGAAAAAATACTTTGATGGCAAAAGCGATTTGTAAAACATGTGTTTGTCGACAGGAGTGTCTTGAATACTCACTTGAGTGGGAGCCTTGGGGTATTTGGGGAGGTTTGGATGAGCAAGAACGCGCGCAACTTCGCTGGTCCCGAAAATTGAATCTGGGGCGTGAGGGGCGTATTGTTTTCAAAGGAGTCGGATTGCGTGATGCAAACGGTGGAGACTTTCTTATGGAGCAAGCGGCTAAACGATGACGCATGCCCATACTGACGAGTTTCTCTCTCGGCTCAATGGAGTAAGGGATACACCTAACGGTTGGGAAGCACGCTGTCCATGCAGGAACGATGACGACAATCCATCTCTTTCTATTTCAGAAGACGCAAAGACAGGAAACATTCTTGTCACGTGCCATCGGGGCTCTCCGTGCAGTACGAAAGAAATTTGTGAATCTGCTGGCGTAACACTTGCTGCTTTATTCCCTCCACAAAAACGTACAAACAACACTAAAGCAAAACTTGACTTAGTAAAGACATACGACTATATTGATGAGAGCGGTGAGTTACTGTTCCAAAAACTTCGTTACATAGACTCTGATGGTAAGAAAACATTTCGTCAACGCAAGCCTGATGGTCAAGGTGGATGGGTTTATGCGCTAGGCGATACACCGAAGATTCTTTACAACCTTCCAGCAGTGAAGCAAGGAGTAGCAGGTGGCTATCCAATCTGGGTTGTTGAGGGAGAGAAAGACGCCGACACTCTCATTGAAATAGGAATCATCGCAACAACAATGCCGGGCGGGGCTGGTAAGTGGCTTGACATTCATACAGAAGCACTTGCAGGAGCAGAAGTAGAAATCATTGCAGACAATGACGAGCCAGGAATCGCTCACGCAAAACTCGTGCTGTCAGAGTTGACAAAGGCTGGTTGCGTAGCGAACATTTGGGTCGCACCAAAAGGCAAAGATGTAACTGAGTACCTTGCAATGGGTGGTTCACTTGATGACTTCCTTGCACTAGAGATGGATAAACCAACTCCATCGCCGGCAGTAGAACCCGTGGCGGTCCCGCCAACGAGTGACGCCTTCTCTCAAGCGAGAACAAAGTTGGAGGCTTTACTTGTTAGAACAGACCTCACGCCACAACAGATTCTTATCAAGGCACAGGACATTGCCCTCCTCGCTTCTAGGGACAAGCCAGTTGACTTCGGTCGCTTGGTTGATTGGGATTCATTCATCAACGAAAGTGCCGACGACTCATACGACTGGGTAATTGAAGACATTCTTGAGCGTGGCGAACGAGTAATCGTTGTTGCAGCCGAAGGTGTTGGTAAAACAATGCTTGCACGACAAGTAGCAATCCTCTCAGGTTGTGGCATCAACCCGTTCACTTATCAAAAGATGAAACAAATCAGAACGCTGACTGTTGACTTGGAAAACCCAGAGCGCATCATTCGTCGCACAGCATCTTCAATTCTCAATACGGCATTGGACAGGGGGTACACAACTAAACCCACTGCTCAACTGCTGGTGAAGCCATCGGGACTGGACCTCATGAAAGCAGAGGACAGAATGATATTAGAGACGGCTATTGAAGAAGCAAAGCCAGAACTCCTCGTCATGGGACCTTTGTATAAAGCATTCATTGACCCAGGTGGTCGCACATCTGAGTCTGTCGCAGTAGAAGTCGCCCGTTACTTAGACCATGTTCGTGACGTTTACAAGTGCGCACTGTGGTTAGAGCATCACGCTCCATTGGGAGAGAGTATGACTAACAGGCAGATGCGTCCGTTTGGCTCCGCTGTGTGGTCCCGTTGGCCCGAGTTCGGTATTGCCCTCACTCCAGACCTCACAGGCGGTGGACCTCACGTCTATGATGTGCGCCATTTCCGAGGTGCTCGTGATGAACGCCCATTCCCAACTAAAATGAGGAGAGGCAAATTGTTTCCGTTTGAAGTGATGGAGTTTGCTAAGGTGAATAGATGAGCAAACAAAATAAGGTCATGACGAGAGAGTTCCTCGCAGAGAGAGACCTTCGTGTGTTCAAAATGCGACAGGCTGGTGTATCCACCCATGAAATCGCAAGAAGATTTGAGATGTCCACAAGCGGCGTTAATCAGGCTGTAAGACGCCAATTAGAGAAGATGAACAAAGAAGCCCTCCTTGCCTATCCAGAGGTCTTACGGATGGAACTGGAGCGTCTGGACAACCTTCAGTCGGCAATCTGGCCCATGACACAGCATCGTAAGGTCAAGATGGATGATGGAACCGAAGTTGCAGTAGAACCTGACATGAAGGCAGTCCAACAGGTTTTGTCAATCATTGATAGACGAACAAAACTACTCGGAATGGAATTGAGTAGTAGTGGCACTAACGTCAACATAGACATCAGAAGTAGTGAGACAACAATCAACGCAACTCTTGCTGGTGCAGCGCAGAGTCCCGCTGCTATTGACGCCTTTGACCCTGAAACCGAAGCAAGACAACTGCTGGAAATCATGGGTTCTTCTGGCGTACTCCCATCTGCTACTGTGATGGCAATACTACAACAAGCAAAAAATGACGACATTATGGATGCGGAAGTAATCGATGAGCGGTGATGACCAAAACAACATGGAAGCGGCTCTTGCAAGAGAAGTTGCTACTGGAACATCTATCTCCGCAGAGTTGTCACCAGAGACTGGTCCTGCCGACAAAACAGTCCTTGTGCGCCTAACTGAGGCTGACAGGGAGCGTTGGAAGCAGGCTTCAGAGACTGTCGGTAAGACGATGTCTCAGATGATTCGTGATTCTGTCAACAAGTTTGTTGGGGACACTTTGGATTGTCCACACCCAATCAACATGCGTCGCTACTACCCGTGGTCGGAGTTCTGTTTACAATGCGGGACGAGACTCCGTTAGAGACGGGACCTAAGAAGGTCTCGCTGAAGGTTGCCTCTTATCGGTATGCGGCTTGTAGAAAATGCCCATACATGAAGAAGTGGAAGAAGACCTGCAAGTTATGTGGTTGCTTCCTGCTGACCAAGGTGGAGTATGAGATGGAGTCCTGCCCGATAGGTAGATGGTAGAATTCATCACCCCTAGGAGGTGAACATGACCATCATTATTTGCTTTTTACTAACATTGTCGATAGTATTAAACTTGTACTTAGTAAAGACAGTAAGGCAACACGAAGTTTTACTAGAGAAGCATGCTAATCAGATTTTTACTCTCACCCTGATAGCAAAGGTGCTTGGTAAATCAAAGAAGAAGTCAGGCTCTAACTCTTTCTAGCGTTTCTTCCCGCGTTCTTAGCCTTCTCTGTATTTCCAACGAATTGATTGCCCTGATTACTTCCTTGGACTTTCTTTCTATTCGTCGCTGACCTCTGAGCAGGTGTAAGACGAGACCAAGCACTAGCAGGGAGATACCTCCGAGTGCCACCTTTACGAATCGCTGGTTTGCCATCTGATGTGGTCCATTTCTCTCTGGTCCACTTTTTGAGCGAACGCTGTATCTTTCTGGGCTTACCCGTGTAGCCCCCACCTGCTTTTCGGTACTCAAGAGCAAGTAACTGTGCTTTTCTGGCGGACCACTGCCCCGGGTTTCCGCCTTTGTCACCAGCCATAATTCTGTTCTTGATGCGCTCACGAAGTTCGGGCTTGGTGTAGCCCCCTTCTTTGAAGTCAATATCAGGCGCGTTTGATAGGAAGTCTTTTGTAGTTGTGTCTACCCATGCGAGAACCTTGCCCTTGACTGTGTCTCTATTTACAATGCCTGCTTCTCTAAGGAGTTCTTGGAAGTGGTCTTCACCTTTCAGCGGACCAGCGTCAACATTGCTGTAGCCAAATCGGTTGACAAACTGCGAAGGAGTGAAGTATTGGTTTTCTAACCACTTTTCCCAATAGTTCTGAAGATTTTCGTCCCTATGGTAGACAGTGTACTCACCCTCTGTGTCATTGTTTTCCGTCTCATAGATGAACAGAGTTGACGGGGCTCCAGAGTCTAGTGAGTTTGGACCAACAAGAAAATAATACTTTGATGACATTATTTGTATCCAAATTTCAAATATTTAAACAATTCCAAAAAGTCTTCATCCGACATTGATGCTACTTCATCTAGTCTTGAAAACACTGCTTTAAGCCTATTGTCATATTCCTCAGACAATTTTCCAAGATAATCCATGTCGGGCCATTCGCCGTCTTCGTGGAGTGATATCAGTTTATCGACTGCCTGATTCATTGCTTTCACAATGTCTGCCTTCTTCTGCTCTATGTCGGCTCTGTAGTCAGCAAGGATACTAGGCATGATTGCTATCAATTCTGCTCGTGTCATATCTTCAAGAATCTTCTCATACTGGACAGCGTTCCATCCTATCTGAGACGACACTCCACCCTTTAAATCAAACTTGTTGACTCTGCTGGTCATGATTTGTCCGTGGTCTATTGGGATAATAACTCTTGTTCCATCACTCTGGATAGATGTTAAAAAGTTATTTGGGTTTCTATCTGTATTAGCAAGTATTGCGTCAAGAAGAAGCATTCTAATTGCTGATTCTTTGCGCACTGTCATAGGTGCGTAGTCGTCAGGATAACGTATTCTGTTGTATCTGTTCTGAGCGAACTCTACTATTAGTGCTGCTCCGCCATTCTTATCTCCTGCGCCACGAGTGCTTCTCTTCACAACCCTTGTTGCCCCGGGTTCAAAGCCAAGTGCTTGGAGAACCGCTTGACCAACAACCTCGTTTACTATTCCTTCTGGAGCATCAGCAACGGCGGTCTCTGTGATTGGGAATGGTGATGTCCATTCTCCGTACTTGTCATCTTCTGGTGCCATAAACGAAGCCTCAAACTTTATTCCGAAGATAAGGTTTGTTCTTCTATCTTTGATGCGCATCATCCCATGGGCGCCTCCACCTCCTCCCAACCATTCAAACCTTCCGTCAGGCTTTGAGAATCTCCATCCAGACCTACGTTCCCCTGGAACATTTTCTGCGTTATTAAGAATGGCTTCAATAGCATGGGCATCTGGGACTTCAGACAAGTTGCCACCGTCTTCAACGAATGCTACTGAAGCACCTGGTGAGTCAAGAACCATCTTCTTGCCAGTTCTTGGGTTTATTACCTCAACTCCTTCTGGAACAAAAACCTGGACCGTATGACCTCTTTCGTCCGCTGTGAACATGTCGGCTTCTGGTGCATTGTCTATAACTTCAATATTATGCGTACCCTGTTTGAAGTCCACTGCCCTTGAGGCAAACCCTGCTGGTTTAGAAGTTTTCTTTTTTGGGGAAAGGTGTACGGCATCAGCAATTGCTATCTCGTCACGCACTTCTGGTTTCACATCCTGAAGGGAGAGTCTACTGATTGATGCGAACCCAGTAGGACGGGACTCCAGTGGTGAACCATCTTCCCTAAGTGCTGGAGTCTTATCTATTTCAGATTCTAAAAGGTCTATAAGTTCAAAAAGGTCACCTTCATAGTCTGTAATCAGTTGCATAAGTTCGCCAGTTGGACTCATTTTGATATCATGATTTACAGCGTTGAGCGCATCTTCAAGCACATTGCTCTGTTCTCTTGTAGCAAGACCAATAGGACCCGCTAAGTAGTCAGTCATTATCTTTCCTAGCAACTCTTGAATCTCTCCTTTTGTGAGCAATTCTTGCAGTTCTGGTTGTCTAAATAATGAAAGTACTGCAAGAGCATTTGCGTATTCACCGTGTCTATCAAACCCTCGTCCAATTGCAACATGACCTACTGCTTCGTGCAGTGCATCAAACGCTTCAATAAGGCTGTTGCCTATAGCACTTTCTCCGTCAAATAGAGAACCAATATAGAGTGAAGCCCACGATTCGTTTCCAGACAAAACCATTAATTCGTCGTCTAAATCCAATTCTTCAGGATTTGTTCTTTCGCCGTACTCTTGTCTTTCTGTTGCATTTATTAGCGGTAGCAGTTTTTCAAATGCCCATTTATTAAATTTTTGATAACCAGTGTTCTCGTCAGTGCGTTGTTGGATACCTCGTCTGTATAACGGATTGTTTCCTTCTTTTAGTCTCTTTACAAACTCGTTAATGGTCGCATTGCTTGGAATCTCAATCTTTGACCAGTCTCTTCTGTCTGTTAAAAGCCTAAAGAAAACTGGGTGTGGGTCAGCCATAATCATTGGAACATCGTCTGCGCTGATTACTATGCGTATTGAGTCAAGAAGTCGGGACTTGTGCTCATCAACACCTTTAGCCATCTTGTACTTTCTGAAAGTGCCATTTGATATTGATTCAAGAGTGCGCTGGAATGCTTCTTTCGCTATTCTTGCAGCCTTACCCGTGAGGCCCATTTCTTTAGCAATCTCCGCGCCAGTTTCTGAGCCAGAATCTGTGAGGTCCATTTCTACCAAACGACGTGACTGACGCACTATGTCGTTAGCAACAATGCTTGCTCTCTCGTCACGAGTTGCGCTGGCAAAACCTCTGCTATTGGCTGAGTCATGTACTCTTCCAGTGTCTAAAAGGGCAATTAACTCTCTCAGTTCGTCGTCCGTGGCCACACCCTCTAAAACCCTGGTCATGCGAAACTGCCTGTTGATGGCATTCTCTGTGTTGTTTTCAAGCCAATATACATTGAATCTATTATCAAAACGAGAATACTCTACACCGTGAAACCATTTTGCTTTCATACGAAGAATGGCAGATTCTGGTATGTCGTTCTCTTCAGACCATCTATCCATCATAGAAAATATCGCCAACATATTTGCCCATTCACCATGCCTATCAAACCCACGACCGATTGCTGCATGACCCCAAAGGTCGTGTGCATTCAAGAAGTCTTCTTCACCAAAAAAATCAAGTATGCCAGCAGTTTCATTCATGTTAAATAAAGATTTAAAGTAAATAGTAAATCCCGTCGGAACGTAGCCACCACCATAAATACTACTACCGTCCGATTCTGCACCTGGTGGCACGGGATGCCTGTCTGCTATTGCTCTCCACTTTTCCATTAACCATGTAGAAAAACCAACAATATTAAGTTTTGTTTCGTCAACCGAAGGGGAAGGTTCTGCTGTTGTTCTGTATGGAAAGTCAATGCTTTCAGTAACTTCCAATCTTTCTCCCACTTTTTCAAGAAAGTTTATTATTTCTAACTGACTTTCCCTAGACGGGGCAAGCACAGTAGACCAGTCCCTCTTGTCTGGAATCTCGTCTACCACTAGTGGGTGGGGGTCTGTTGTTATAAAAGGGACGCCGTCTTCAATACGAACCCTTACCGAGTCAATAATTCTTTGTCTTTGCTCTTGTGTTATTGCTGGGTTTACGAGAAGTGCTTCAAGTTCTTCATAGTCGGGAAGAAGCCGAGAAAGCACTTCTTTTTCATTTTCAGTTAGTTCTAGTTCTTCTACTATCTGTTCGTTTGTTTTTCCACGTGGATTAACAGCGTCTGTGCGAGAAGCAAAGCCAATTCTTTTTTGAATAGAATCAATAACTTTTATTTCTTCTGCGTTATTTAAACTAGCCAACCGTTCATCTGACCGTGTTCTTGAGCGAGATACGGATACGAAACTGCCCTTTGGATTTACGACACGACCTTCGTTTACGCCACTCCACTTAGCATGCTGTCTATCGGCTATTGCCAGGAGTGCGTTTCTCTCCATTGTGGCTATTGTGTTAGAGAAGGTAAAAGGTTGTTGGTTGTTTTCATTTGCTGCAAGATTGCGTTCACCATTTCCGTCGGTGTAGTTGTTGAATTGTTCAAATTGCTTATGTGGTTGTGAAGCATGAATAGTTCCTGGTGGTATGTCAAGGTCC